ACAGATGAATAATTGGACTGAAGGAAAATTCTGGACAATGATGTTTTGGTTGACAATATTCTTATTCATACTAGATAGCTGTTCTTAAACCACAGCGGGTGTATTACGAGTCGTAATATGCCCAAAGTCGGGGCGGGTGTTTTAACACTAGAGTAAAATTGCTCTCATATCGAATAAATTATACAAAAACCCATTAAATTAAGTAGTCATATTACTTAAAAATATATTGCGTTTTGTGGAAATTGCTTGAATTTTTGATGTAAGTTTAGTAAATTGTGGAATAAGTGGAAAAACAGTTATGATTTAGTTGGTTTATACTTATTGTATGTAGTTGGCACATTAAATCATAACCTTCTTGCTAAATCGTCAAAATCACAAGGTGAGCTCTTACGCTTACGCGACGAGCTCAACGAGATGTAATCTCACGATAAGCAAGGTCATCAAGAAAGATGATAATTGGTGATTGCCTTAGTATTTCATACAATATGTTATTATTATACCATGAGTTTATCAAAAATGCAAGATTTATTTTTCCTAGGGGTATGATTTCGTTTATTGCTTTGCCTCGAGTTGATGATAAAATATTTTATTTTTCGAAAAAAGATTGGAAATTGAAGTTATTTTTTGCGTCTAGTGGGACGCTCTTTGCAGAGAAAGTAGTTTTTCTCCTCGTTTGTAATCTTCTGTTGTCGACGAATTGCAGCATTTTTAAGTCTTTGCTTTTTCTGTGCTGGTTTCTCGTAGTATTGTAGCTCTCGTAATCGTAGCATAGTGCCATTGTTATCCACTTTTCTTCTCAAAATTCTGATGGCTCTCTCAGTTTGATTGTTATTTACGAAGACTTTGATACGCTTCTCCTGTGAAATGTCCAACCACGCTTTCGAAGGTAGTTGACTTGTGATGTGATTGCAGAGGTGCTTCTTTCAAGAAGTTCTGCAAGTTCTTCTAGGGGTTTAATGTTATAAAAGTCCTTCAGAACTTGTCTGTCTTTGTGAGTCCATTGATTACTTCTATACATTTTCATATACATATTATACTAAAATTAAGTATAAAAGTCAAGAATTATTTTTAGGTATGCTGTAAATTTATCTTGACTTGTGTTTAAGTTTCAAGTATAATATATGTATATAAAAAATTAAAGGACAAAAATATGCAATATTTAGATTTAGCATTTCTAATTGTGCTTGTCGGTTGTGGATATACCAGCTGGCTTAGTGGCAAGAAAACAGGAATACAACTGACGATAGACTACTTAGAAGAGCACGGATACATCGAATTCGATGACGAACTCGAAAATATTTCTTGACTTTAGGTGTCACTTTTGATATAATATGTATGAAGTAGGCAGAATAGGTCTGCTTACGAATGGCGTCCATACCGAAAGGGTGGGCATAGTATTAACGAAAGTGATATTAGGAGAATTATATGACGATTGATATTAGTAAATTTTGGCTTGGTATGAACAATGATTGGCTGTTACAAAACACCGACACATCATATCCGAGATATAACATAGTCGAAAACAGACAGGAAGGCAGTTATCGAATAGAGGTTGCAGTGCCTGGCTGGGGTAAAAAAGAACTCGAAGTGCTACAAGAAAAGGAAGTGCTTTTAGTTAAGGGAAATAAGGAACGAAAACTTGGAGAGCATGAACATTTTGTTCACCAAGGACTCAGTCTTAAATCTTTTGAGCGTAAGTTTATACTGAACGCTGATTTAAAAGTAGACAGTGTCGAAAAAGCAAATGGCTTATTGACAATCGCTTTGTCTAGAACTCCGAACTCAACCAGAAAGGTATTGGAGATAAACTGATATCTTTTAAGGAGATATTGAAATGAGAACATTAGTTCTTAAATTAAGACAAAGTATTCGAAACGATTGGGAGGACTTACTAGAGGCAGGAACTCTGCTTCTTCTAGTCGCTACCTGCATGCTTGCAGTTGCTCCTATCGTCTAAAGTATGTATGTCAAGTATAGAATTTATTTATTAAGCCGAGTTGAGAGAGGAGGCTTATGTTAACAGTAAGTTCAAACGCTTTAGAAAAAATAAAAAAACGAATTGCCTCGCATCAAGTGTGGGGCGTTCGTTTACTTATGAAACCAGCAGGCTGTAGTGGTTTCATGTGGGAACTAAACTACGAGGACAGCCCTTGTGATGGAGACGAAGTATTCTATAATAGAATAGCAGTAGACCCAATGACACTATCTTTTGTGGAAGAAATAAGTATTGATTACATAGAAGATGGATTACAAGAACAATTCGTAATATCAACCCCCAATGCTACGGCAGAGTGTGGGTGTGGAGAGAGCTTTAAAATATGAAAATTTCAAACGAGGGATTAGCCCTTATCAAAAACTTTGAAGGTTGTGAACTAGAAGCCTACAAATGCGCTGCAGGAGTATGGACAATAGGTTACGGACACATCAAAGATGTCTTTGAAGGACAAACAATAACACAGTCTGAAGCAGAGTCAATGCTTCTACACGAAATGGAAGAGTATGAAAACTATATCAATGATTTAGTAACAGTTCCATTGACACAAAATCAATTCGACGCCCTAGTTTCTTGGGTATTCAATCTTGGTGCAGGTAATCTTAGAGCTTCTACTTTATTGAAAGTAGTAAATCAAAGTAATTATGATGAAGTGCCAACACAAATCAAAAGATGGAACAAAGCAGGAGGAAAAGTTCTTGAAGGACTTATTCGTAGGCGTGAAGCTGAGGCACTGCTATGGCAAGGAAAAGAGTGGGAACATGTCTGAAAGACTGAAGAAACTATGGACTTCTATAGGAAAATTTTGGCTTTGGTTAAAAAGTTTCTTCATTACTTACTACAAACTAAGAGTAAGTTATAATAATGTTTGGGGCGACGAAGACGACCAGACTTTTATAGTTAAAAGATTTATCAAAAAACAACCAAAATTCATTAGTTTTATTACAGAAGATGGTCATTTGATAGAAATTTCAGGAGCTGAAGGCTTAAATTATAGGATAACACAAATATGAACCAAATGTTAACAGGAGTAGTACTAATTCTAGGACTTGGAAGTTACTACTTATATCAAGAAAACAATACACTAAAAGCCAATAACATGGCTTTAGAGAGTGCAATAGTGACCCAAGAAGAGGCGTTGCAAGTTATGAAAGATGATTTTATACTTCAACAAACTCAATTACAGGAAATGACTGTAAAGAGTCAAGCAGCACAAAGAGAACTGAGCAGGTATACTCAGTTTATACAAAACTACGAACTGGCAGCAAAAATAATGGCAGACCCAGTTGATATGCAAAGGAAAATAAACAATGGAACAAAACACATTATGGAAGACATTGAGAAGACCAGCGCTACCGTTGATGACCTTGATGATGGTCTCCAACTGCAGTCTCCTCCCAACGAAGACATTAGAGGTTAGTGCAAAACCAATGGACAGAACTATTGTCCAGCCAGTTATGCCAAGAGAGATAGACCTAAAAGAAGTTAGGTGGTTGACTATTACTCCTGAGAACTTTGAGGAGCAGTTCGCACTCATAGAAGACCAAGAAGGAGAGTTAGTCTTTTTAGCAATGACAATACCTGATTATGAAGTTATGGCATATAATATGCAAGAAATAAAAAGATATATTACAGAGTTGAAAGATGTAGTAGTATATTATAAAAAAGTAACAGTAGTAGAGGATAGTGAGTAATCTAGCCAGTCAAAAAGATTTCGAGGCGTTGTTAAAACAACAAATCAAAAAATACCCTAAGCAAAGGGAAAGGCTTGAGAAGGAGTTGAAAAAACTTCGGAACAAGTAGTAGAGGAAATGAGTATGTTAGTAGAGTTAGTAGGATATATTACTATGATAGTAACAATAGCAAGTATAATAGCGGCGTCAACACCGACACCCAAGGACGATGAATGGATGGGCAAGCTCTATAAGTTAATAGATATGTTAGCCTTGAACATCGGAAAAGCAAAGGAAAAGGCAAATGGCTGATGAAAGATTCAGTGGCGATATGTCACGGAACGAAGTAGAAATAGACCTTAATAAGTTTATGGAACTCGTAACTGAGAATAGTAATCTTAAAGCAAAGATTACTGAGATGGAAGCTAACAAAGAGCCTGACAATCCATGGCAGCGTTGGATATTTTTATCCAACATGATAGACGCTTGGAGAATATTTCCAAGAGCGTTTTTATCAGTATATATTTTCTTATTATACTATGCCACAATGTGGTTCATGGACTTGCCAGACCCGACGTTAGAACAGTCAGGGTTGATTTCAGTAATAGTAGGAGCAGGCGCAGCTTGGTTCGGACTGTATGCTGGGACAGCTAAAGACAAGATAAATTCTAAGTAGCAAAAAATATTTCTTGACATATGTTTATTATTTTAGTATAATATACTTATGAAAAAATTACAAGACATCAAAAAAATTGTCAAATACTGCAAACACTGTGGTGGTCGTAAGAACACTAAAGAATGCAGTGGTTATAAGTGTTGGATAAGATGAATTTATTTTACTTAGATGAAGATTTAGATAAGTGTGCGGAGTATCATGTAGACAAGCATATTGTCAAAATGCCTCTCGAGGCAGCACAAATACTTTGCACTACTATCTGGATTGACAAGTATCTAGGCTTTGTTCCTAGAGCTTTGAACGCAGAAGAACGAGAAGTTCTTAACAAGGAGAAAGCACTGATTAAACATCTTCCTCCTGCCGAGAGACCAGTCACACCATACTTACCTATGATGTATAACCACCCATGCACTATATGGGCAAGGTCATCACTAGATAATCATGAGTGGACACATTGTTATGCTAATGCATTGAATGATGAGTATCATTACAGATATGGCAAACAACACAAGTCTATCGTAGAGGTAGTAAACAAACTACCTGAAACACAAAATATTCCGAGACTGGGCTTTACCCAATTTGGTTTGGCTATGCCAGATGACCTTAAAGACTATGATAATCCCATACAATCGTATCGAGATTATTATCACTTAGATAAGGCTACATTTGCGAAATGGTCACACCGCCCTAAGCCCAGTTGGTGGAATGAAGATTATGCAGATTACGAAAAGAGGATTACTAGAACATAATGGATAAGTTTAACGAAGAACAAGTATTAAATTGGATTAGTAATCACATCAATAGCACATATAATCAACATTATTCCCAAGAAAAGATACAATCTACTGAGTTCATTTTCGATGCAGGTCATGGAGAAGGATTTTGTATTGGTAATATAATTAAATATGCTCAACGATATGGTAAGAAGAATGGACATAATCCTGATGATTTATTAAAAATAATTCACTATGCTATAATGTTATTAGGAACTAAACACTATGATTAAAGCAAAGACACATGAAAAGTTAACAGAAACAAACATAGCTCATGTCATAGAGTTGTTAAGTGCAGAAAAACCTATAACCAAAAAGGAAGCCTGCAGCATACTAAATATAAGTTATAATACTACAAGATTAGCTAGAATTATTCAAGAACATAAAGAAACAGTAGAGTTTAGAGAAAGAAGAAAAGCCTACAATAAAGGCAAGGGAGCTACTGAAATGGAAATCAAACAAGTGGTAAACTTCTATTTAGATGGAAGTAATGTATCAGACATAGCCAAAAGTTTGTATCGTTCTCCTGCATTTATAAAAGCAATCATAGATAGATTGGGCATACCACAAAAATTAGCAATGACAGACTATGCTGGAAGGCGTAGTGCTATGTTGCCCGAGCAATGTGTTGCAGAAGAATTTGAAGAAGGAGAGAGAGTCTGGGCAGTCAGACAAAACTATCCTGCAGTAGTCCAACGACTTTTAGGAACAGATAAAAAGACAGGTGTAAATACTTATCTTGTATGCACAATAGAAGCTACACAAGAAGATTTAAAAGACACTTACTTCCCTCATTTATCTTTCGCAGGAAAACAATACTGTTTAGCATCATACGAGATGGGAAGTCTCAGGCACTTACAAAAATATTTGTAAGTATAGGAAAACAACATGGAGTATTTTTTGGCGTTTTATTTATCTGGCGTGGCGTTAGCTATGTATAGATTATATAGACCAAGTTATATGATTATAAAAAGAATGGAGCCTGCAAATATTTTAGTTCAACAGAAAGTAATAGCTTTTTTTGTTATGCTAATTGGTTTCATGATTATACTTATTCCAATAACTCCAGCACTATTATCTGATGAGTTACGAAAGAGCTTCTGCCTGTCATTTTGCGACGCAGTCTTAAATCCAAAAGATGGCGTATAGTAAAGAAGTAGTAGAACGATTCGAGAGTGTTTTAGCTAACCCTAAGAAACATTCTGTAGGTAGATTTGACCCTAAAGACCCTATGGTTGCAACAGGAATGGTCGGAGCTCCCGCCTGTGGTGATGTAATGAAACTACAGTTGAAATTAGATGATGACGATAAAATTATTGATGTCAAGTTCAAAACTTATGGTTGTGGTAGTGCGATAGCAAGTTCTACAATGTTTGTAGAAATGTTAACAGGTAAAACAATAGAGGAGGCTAAGAGTATAAAAGACAAAGATATAGCCTCTGCCTTGCAACTGCCCCCAATTAAGTTGCATTGTTCTGTATTAGCAGAGGGCAGTATAAGAAATGCAATAGAAGATTGGGAAAAGAAAACAAAGCATAGGAGACACAATCAATGAGAGATATGAACTATTTACTAAAGGCTCTAGTTAAAAAACTAGAGGGCGAAATAGAAGTAGCCAAAGCAAACATAAAAGTATATGAAAGAAACCCAGTGGGTATTGGAGAACACCCAGATGTCGTAGAAGCCATAGAAAGCCAGATAGAGTTAATAGCAACAGCTATGGATAAGATAGACGCCATAAACAGCTTGGATTAACCATCAAAAAATATTTCTTGACAACAAGTTCTAAATCTTTTATAATATACTTATATTTAAAAAGAAGTCAATATGAGCGATAGATTTTACACACAAATGCTTGAAGACACTGGTTGGTGTCCAGGGTATCGTAATACTAACACTATTGACGAATACAAACAGAAATTTTCTATTATTAGGAGAAAGAGAAAAATGCCGTGGACAGATGAAATGAAGGCTCAAGCAGTCGAAATGTATCAGGAAGAAGAACCTACACCTGAGACATCAATGGAGATTGTTAAGAACATCGCTGATGAACTTAATGAATCACCAAACGGGGTTCGAATGATATTAACTAAAGCAGGTGTTTATGTAAGAAAGACTCCAGCAGCTAAGTCCTCAGGGGGCTCAACTGGTGGTGGTAGAGTCAGTGTTGCAGACGCACAAGAAAAACTTACTAGCACTCTCGGAGATGCTGGTCAAGAAGTTGACGCTGCCATAATATCTAAACTTACAGGTAAAGCAGCAGTATATTTTACTACTGTTATTGAAAACTTAAACCAGTAAGTAGTTAATAAACTTAATTCTAGGGTGAGATTCTTGCCCTAGATTTTTTACATCTTTAAGAAGTGACCACAGTTTAACAGAATCAAAATATTTTTGTTGGATTAAATTGGAGGCACAATGAAAAAAGAAGAGTTTAAAAAACGCATGGCTGATGCAGGCGACGCAATCGTTACTTACAGAAGTCAAAACTCACGAAAGCTGAAGTATAATGTATGCACTATTGACTTCTCTACACAGTATATAAAAGAGAAAAGAAATAGAGCAAAGGAAGGACAGCATACAGTATTATTATTTTGTTGGGACACTGACTCCTATAGAATACTTGTCCCTGCTAATGTAACGAGCATAGTTCCTTTAAACCGAGTCATCAAGAATGATTGATTTAAATGCTCCAGCAATCTACGAAAAAGTAATTGAAGAAACAGATACTGAACAAGTTAGATTAGTAATAAATACATTCCGTGATGTAGAGTATATATCACTTAGAAAATATTATATTGACTTCGATGAAGAGTGGAAACCTACTCGACAAGGAGTTACTATGGCACTTGATTTAACAAACAGCAAAAGACTCTTTGAAGGCTTAGTGGAAATTCTTTCCCTAGCAGAATCCAAAGCAATCTTGGAAGATAATTTCAAAGATTTGCTAGATGAAATCTACCTCTAGCAAAAATAGTTCTTGACATTTCCTTAAAATTTTAGTATAATATATTTATGATTATTAAAGGAAACCTAAAATATGACCGACACGGTCGCAAACGCAAAAGTAAATTCACAAAAGCTGTGAAAGCACCAGCACAAGAGTGGAAAACTTACAAGCCAGAGCCTACAACCCGTAGGACTACCCCCGAATACCCTTCCGCCCCTATGGGCGAGTATACTCCTGCACGGGATTCTTCATACAAGAAGCAAGCAAGTAGTAAATACACAGTATCTATAGCATACAACAAGGGTGCATATCAAGTTATCCCGAAAGATGAAGTAAAACATATAGGAAAATAATGAAAGGATTAGAGGCATTACTAAATAGAGCAAAGGTTGCTTACTACAATGGACACTCAATTATGTCTGACGAAGTATACGACAGACTAGAAGACACTTTGAGAATAGATAAAGGAGATTTAGGTATCGGTTCAACAGTAACAGGTATCAGATTTCCTCATGCCTTTCCTATGTATTCATTACAAAAAATATATGTTGGAGAAAAAAATCCGACTTCAGTATACGACCTACCCACAGTAGTATCGCCTAAGTTAGACGGTGCTGCTGTGAGTTTGCAGTATATAGACGGAGTCCTAAATCTAGCACTCACAAGAGGAGATGGCAAAGAAGGACTAGAGATAACAGATAAAATGAGAACATTAGTTCCAGAAGTAATAGAAACTAATGAAAAGTTAGTTCAGATTACAGGAGAAGTAGTTGCTCCTCTTGAAATAGAGAATGCAAGAAACTATGCCGCAGGAGCATTAAACCTGAAAGATTTAGAAAAGTTTAAAGAGAGAAGATTACTGTTCGTAGCATATAGTGTAGAACCTAACATAAAACAGTTCTACATTGAAGATATGGCAGTGCTAGACTCATGGTTTTTTGAGACTTGTTTAACTCAACAATACGAAGACTTTCCGCAAGACGGAACAGTATGGAGAGTAGATAGTAACAAAGCATGGCATGAGAAAGGACACACCTCTCATCACCCAAGAGGGTCTTTTGCTTTGAAAGAAAAGAAAGACGGAGTCATAACTACTTTACTAGATGTAGTATGGCAAGTGGGTAAATCAGGCGCTGTATCACCAGTAGGAATTCTAGAACCTTGTGTTATAGGAGAAGCTACAGTGAGTAGAGCAACATTACACAACATGAGTATAATTGAAGACTTAAACCTAGAGATTGGTTGTCAAGTAGAGGTTATACGAGCAGGGGAAATCATACCCCAAATAGTAGCGAGAGTAGATTAATGATAGAAATATATGGAAAAGATAATTGTCCATACTGCGATATGGCAAAAAATTTGGCAGAAAGAAAGAACTTAGATTATACTTACTATAAACTAGGAACTGACTTTGACCAATTAGATTTATTTACAAAATTTCCAACAGCAAGAACATATCCTCAAATCAAAGCACACGGACAAAGTATAGGTGGCTACCAAGAATTTGAAGAGTGGGTTGACGGTTTGAGAAGACTATGACACATATCGAATGGTGGCTACTTACATTATTTGCATGGATAGGACTTCCTTACATGTTTATAATAATAGGCAATAAATTACAGGAGAAGTAAATGTTAGAAGATTGCGTAAAATATTCAGAATACACCCAAGGAACTAGAACGGGAACAACTGTGAAACATAAAGACAAAGGATATTGGGGAGTTCATTTGATTGATACTGAAACCAGTAACGGTGGTTTTTTAATGTGGCACCCTACCAAAAGCGAAAGCTGGGTAGAAGATATAGCAGAAAACTTTTGTTTTGGTATGATAAATCAAGATGGAACAATACCAAATGATTAATGATACAAAACTAATAGAAGCTATGCAAGCAAATATAGTTTATATAAAGTATATGTGCCCAGTAACAAGTGAAGAAAAAGAAAGAGAAGTTACCACAAGTCCTCAGTTCACACAGGGAGTAGATATACCACATTTAATAGTAAATGATAAGTTCATATGCTATGATGTTGAGTTTAATAAATGGCATGAGATTCCAATAGAATCAGTGCTAAAGTGGAAAAAATTAACATAGGAGAAAAACATGGCAAACCATGTATATTTTAATATTAGTGTAAAAACTAATCAAGAACAAAAACTAAAAAAATTACTAGATTTTGTAGAAACAGAAAGACAATGGGGAGAAAATGGAGAGCATACCATGAAAGAATGGGACGCAACTTTACTTCCTATATATGAAACCCCTTACGACGAAGATAATTGGTATAGTTGGGGTTGTGAACATATGGGAGCAAAGTGGGTAAGCATTGAAGAAGCAGACACACATGATATTTATGGATATTCTGCTTGGAGTCCTCCAATCCCAATGATAAATAATTTAGCAAAATACTTAGGAGATGGCACTAGATTAAGAATGACTTATGAAGATGAGTTCAGAAACTTTATAGGAGTGGCATGGGCAGATGGAGAAGATACTGACTTTGAAGAACTAGACGGAGAGGAAGTACTTGAGTGGGTATTAGAACCACTTAAGTTAGATGAGATACCTGAAGACTTCGAGTGGTGGGAACCACACCCAGACCTAGACGATTGGACACCTCAAGAATTTTTAGATGAAAGAGTTTACGAGTGGTTCAATGAAGTTTAAAATTGGAAAGTGGACACTAAATTGGGAACAACCTGATGAAAGAACTATGATGATTCATAAAGAAACATCGTTCTCTATTCTATCAGGATTAATTACACAAGCTCCCTTAGTGTTCTTTTCTAATTGGTTTATGTTAGATGTTATGGAAATAGAAAGTTCTTTTACTATAACATCAGTAAACATTATCTTACTAACTATAGTAGGATATGTAAGAGTATTTTATACTAGAAAATACTTTTCTGCAAGGTATGAAAAGTAATGGCAGGAGTATATAATCAAACTTACTTTGACAATCGTCCTTTAGAAAAAGAAAGAGAGGGCGTATTATATGGCGTAGTATTAGTAAACCAAGTTACATTTGAAAGAGAATGTATCAAGGTAGGAATAGCTAGTGGTAAGGACTGGCGTCATGTAATAAAAAGAAGTCGTGGCTTTAAAGGGTATGACTTAAGAATACAAAGAACTTACCACGATACTTTATACAATGTGTGGCAGTGGGAACAAAAGCTACACGAACTGTATAAAAATGACAAGTATAAACCCAAAGTCAAGTTCGGGGGACACACAGAATGCTTTAAAATTTCATCGCTTATTCTGCAGGACTTTCCCAAAAATAGTTCTTGACAAATGGTTATGAATCTTATATAATATATATACATTTTAGGAGAAAACAAGATTGAGACAGATAGTACCGCCAACAAATTGCCCTGCATGCAGTTCAATTTTAGTTTGGATAAACGACCAACTATTCTGTAAGCAATCTGATTGCAGTGCACAATCTAGCAAAAAGATTGAGCATTTTGCAAAGACTCTGAAGATTAAAGGACTTGGCCCAGCAACTATTGAAAAGCTAGGCTTGTCTGATTATCACGATATTTTTTCACTTACCCAAGAAGAAATATCTTTTTTATTGGATTCAGAGAAACTAGGCGCAAAGCTACACGCAGAAATACAAAATTGTACAACAGCTTCTGACCTAACTTCTCTCCTTCCAGCATTTTCGATACCGCTGATAGGCTCAAGTGCCTCTAATAAATTAGCAAAACACATCTCACATATTAGTGAGATAACCCCAGAGATATGTACACAGGCAGGTCTGGGTCCGAAAGCGGCGTCGAATCTTATGGATTGGTTAGTGGACTCTTTCCACTCTCAAGGATACTACAAACTTCCGTTTTCTTTTGAGTTTAGTAAAACTAAACAGGTCAGTATGACTTCAAAGGGAACAGTTTGTATATCAGGAAAACTAAGTAGTTATCCTACAAAAGCCGCAGCACAAAAAGTATTAGAAGAAAACGGCTACGTAGTAAAAACAAGCATTACTAAAGATGTATCAATCTTATTTAATGAAAGTGGAATTGCTAGTTCAAAAACTAAACAAGCCGAAGACAAGGGTATAACAATATTAACAAATATAAAAGCATTTATTGAGGAAAATTAAATGGCATTACCAAAATGGACAGACGAAAGAACTCAGTCTTTAGTAGACTTCGTCGGAAGTGAGTCACCAATATCTCAGGCAACTGTTGCTCAAGCAGCTGAGAACTTAGAAACATCAACAAGAAGTGTTTCAAGCAAATTGAGAAAAATGGGTTTTGATGTTGAATTAGCATCTGCTTCAGCAAGCAAGTCTTTTTCAGACGAGCAAGAGGCAACTCTATCAACATTTGTAACTGATAACTCAGGCGTATACACATATGCAGAAATCGCTAACAACTTTGAAGGCGGAGCATTCAGTGCAAAATCAATCCAAGGAAAAATCTTATCAATGGAATTAACTTCACATGTTAAGCCTGCTCCTAAAGTAGAAACTGTAAGAACTTACACACCTGAAGAAGAAGAAACATTTGTTAACATGGTTAACGATGGTTCTTTTGTAGAAGACATTGCTGATGCTTTAGGCAAATCAGTAAACTCTATCAGAGGTAAAGCTCTTTCTTTACTAAGAAGTGGCGAGATTGGTGCTATCCCTAAACAGCAACATACAAAAGGCTCATCAAAAGCTGATGTTCTTGCTGATATAGATATCACAGATATGACTGTAGAAGCTATCGCTGATGAAATTGGCAAAACTGTAAGAGGTGTTAAAACAATGTTAACTCGTAGAGGTTTACAATGTGCTAACTACAACGGTGCTGCTAAAAAAGATATAGGTTAATCCTAATTCTTACTCCGTGAGGGACTGCCCAGTCCCTCACATTTTTTTATCTATTACTTTGGGAGAAGTAAGTGAATATCGCATCTGCATTAATAAAACAAATCATAGTCCAACAAGACTTGGATACATGGTCAAACCTTAAGGAGAATTATCTCCCTGGTGAGTATCAACCTGTATTTACTGCGTTGGCTAAGCATGTAGATAATTATTCAAACCTCCCAGATTTTGAATCTTTAAAATACGAGATTCGAGACCGTTCACTCCAAGAAAAAATATTCGCAATCGAAAATGTAGAAGTCGAGGTTGACGCGTGGCTGTTACTTGACTATCTCAAAAATGAGTATGCACAAATCGAAATATTAGACGAATTAGATAAGTATGTAGATAATACTGTTGCCATGGCATCAGCAGAAGAAAATATAGAACAGCTACAAGAAATAGTTTTAAGTGTAAGTGATAAAGTAGATGTAAAACCACCAGAAGAAAGTATGGATACGATATCATTATTTGATTCAGAAGAAGAACTAGGAAGATATGTTCAGTTAGGATTCAATAGTGATTTCGATTCTAGTATACAGTTCTCTCCAAAAGACCTTGTTATGGTCGGCGGTAAGAGAGGAGCTGGTAAGTCTGTTACTTGTTGTAATTTAGCAAGTACAGTATATAATAAAGGTAAGTCTTCTTTATACTTTACAATAGAGATGGACAGTAGGTCTATACTACAAAGAATATGTTCTATCTCTACACAAGTTCCTTTTAATAACTTAAGGAACAGACAATTAAGTCCTGACCAGTGGAAAACTGTAGCAGG